TTTACTTATCATTATACCTGGGTCTATCTCAAAGAATTTCGAGAAGAATGTTATCTCTATGAGAGTAGGGTAAATTGCGTGTTCATCACCCCATTCGTACAGTCTTCTGCCTCTGAACTTCAACCCCATGTCATTAAGCCACGAAAGCATATCCTTTATCTTTACGCCTTTCTTCTCGCACATATAGATGATGTTCTTCTTGAACTGCCCGGCAAGCTCCTCCGACTGATCGAAAGCCTCTCTTGTCCACAACTGATTACGAGATTGCATCTTCTCATACACCTCATCAGTAATCTTCAGTTTTATCTTCCTTGTGTATGCCATACTTAAAGATAATAAAAAGCCCCATCATTACGACAGGGCTTCTTAAATTATCATCTGCCAACTGCCACGTTGGATGTCTCAATTAGTGCATTGCCTAAATGTTTTCCAAGATAGACTGTCTAATAATTCTTGACACCTTCAAACAAACAACGCATCTTGGCTGATGCTGTGATAGAACCTAGTAAGGTCTGACTTCGGGACGGACTGCTGAACCGTTCGTATCTATCACTGTTTGCTTGAAGCAGATGAATTTTACATCTCTTTTTGCTTAATACACGAACCTAAAAACCTTTCGTGCTTATCTCTTGTATTTAACAACTCTCCAAAATCCCAGCCGTTTAGATTAGCCGACACTCTGTACATCATTTGCTCTTGGTCGTAGTTTATGTAACGGTGAAGAAAAGCGTGTGTTTTTGGTTCTAACTCAATCACATCTTTGTAATGTTCTTCATTGTAACTCCAATGATGCAAATGGTTTCCTTTTGTCTCTGGTTTCACTCTTTGAACCGATTTATGAGCAGAGTATTTTTCAGGGTATTTGTTTCTAAATATTTTTGCTGGTCTTGGCTCTTTTTTATGCTTTTCCTTGTAGCCAAGCCTTCGATACTTTTCTCTGGCTCTAATCTTCTCTTTTTCAACCCATTCAGAGTCCTTGCGGAGTCTTTTCTCTCTTTTGTCTACATCTTTCTTTGTGCATTCCTTGCACTTGTTTAAGTGACCATCCTTCATCTGAGAATGTTTATAATACTCAGACAAAGGTTTGGTCACATAGCATTTAAAGCATTTCTTTTCCATTTGGTAAAGATAATACTTAAAAAGGTAGAATCAAAATACTACCATTTTAGAAGGGTAAATCCCCATCCTCATCAATTCCCGCAGCAACTGGCTGCGCTTTCTTCTCTGTGCCTCCAAGCATTGTAAGGTCACGCACCTTGATGTCCGTATTGTATCGGGTGTTCCCTTCTTTATCCTCCCACTTTCTTGTGGTAATACTCCCTTCAACATAAAGCTTGTCACCTTTCTTTACATACTTGGTAACAACATCAGCAAGCTTTCCGAACACTACAAGGTTGTGCCATTCTGTGTTCTCCTGTTTCTGTCCGCTCTTATCGGTGTATCTTTCCGATGTTGCCAGAACAAGGTTTACAACTTTACCTGACTTGGTTTCTCTTACATCTGGGTCTTTTCCGATGTTCCCTAATAATTGTACTTTATTTACCATATTACTTGGATTTAATTGATTTACGAATTATGTTTTCTGTCGCACTGTCTATGTCGTACATTTCAAGAGCCTTTTCAATAGAGCCTTTTGCACTCTCTATCCATTCCAACAGCTTGTTGTACTCAGCAGTTCCAGCCACTACTTTCTTCTTTGCTCCTGCCTTCTTCTCAACAGTGGTTGTCTTTCTTTGTTTAGTAGTTGAGTGGTTATTTGTTACGTCAGGATCCTTGTTATCATCGATAAGAAAAAGACCGTTCAGGGCATACTTACGAGCATATGATGATGACGCACCGAAACATTGACCAAGACTCATTCCTTTTTGATTAGGATCAATACCTGCCTGTGCCTTTGACGAAATAACAATATCTGGCTTCTTTGGATCGAATATACTTGCAGTGGCCTCTGTGTACGGGATGCCGCAAAGTTCTCCAATAGAATCTGTTATATTCAACACAAGACCGTGCTTGTCAAGTAGTGGTTTCACTGCCTCAAGGATATCCTCGCAGTTTCTGTATTTATATCCACCGAATTTATTGTGCTGATTCTTCGGTGACTTCAGTTCTGCCTGTAACTTTACTAACTTTTCCATGGTGCTAAAGTATTACAATTAAATTATATAACCTACTTTCCTATCAATATTTTCCAATTCAACTCCGATGACGAATTGGTCTGGCTTATTGATTCTTACATCCAACATCTTGGTGTTGTTATTGGCTCGTTGATAGTACCTCATGTATCCATGCCCAGGGAACTCTATCTTCTCTACGGACTCTTTTCTAAACTCATTCTTGACTTTGTTCTCAAGCTCTCGTTTTTCTTTTTCAAGTTGCTTGATCATTTCCTTGACTGTTTGAAGGTGCTGTACCTGCCCTAATAGATCATCATTCCCCATCATTATCTCCTGCTCTACAGTGTGAGTATCTGACAGGAACGTTGAGTAGTTTTCGTTATCGTCAGGTTCAGGTTCAAGTTGCTGTATGACCCCCATGTAGTCGTGGTACTTTTCAAAGTCATCATCCTCTTTAGCCATTTCAGCCTGAATAAGAGCCTTTCTACCCTGAAGAACACGACTCCAAAAATCGTATGTTCTTTCAGTTATCATGTCTACGATATCCTCGTTACGCTCTATTGGAAAGACCTTGAATCCTCTTCCATCAATCAGTATGGCTATCTCAGCATAGTCACACTCCATTATCATCATCTGCTGATGAACCTGTAAAATGTACATATCAGGAACGCCATCGTATTTCTTGTAGACGAATCCGTTCATCGTCTTAATCTCCAGTGGACAAGGTTTACTTGTCAACTCATCAGACAATGTTCCGTCATCGTTCAGCTTTCGTGAACCTTTCTCAATAACCCTATCCAAGTTGCAGTACAGATGTGGGTACTTTGGGTTCTGTACGAATCCAACAAGTTGACTTGCTTTTCTTATGATTTCTCCACGTTCAAAGTTGTCCATGTATCCATCTTCAGTTCCATCGTAATACTTCCAAAGATTCGCTACATAAGCCTCTTGGTGTATTCCGTGAAATGCAGGTGCGGACATTGTTCTATCCGGTTCCATAGTTCCTACCTTCTCGTGGAACAACTGCATCTTTGTAGGTTTGTACGGACTCAATCCACACACGATGGCAGCAGATGATGCTCCTAAACCGTTATTCCTGTATTCAAACCACTCAGGGGTTCTGTCTTTGATTCTAACTACCCAACTTTTCTTCATCTTTCTTTTTTTTGATATTGCTAAATTAATTAATCATGTCGTAATGTAATTGAGTTCTAAAATTGCGACAAAATTGTCCTATTGATATTTCTAAGCTACTGACATTGGATGACTGTTTCAGTTTTTGAAACATCAACTACTTGTTTTTCAGTTGGTTATATGCGACAAATTTGTCGTGTTACTTAGCGATTGTTAGCGCACATTTGGCAAAGGTTTTATTCTGCTATATGGGGCAAAAAACCAATCACCGCAATAATTTAGTAACGCCTCTTGGTGGTTGTCGCAATAATCAATGACTTCATGTGCCCCATATTTAGAATACTGAACATAATCACCAACATCAAAAAAACGTGCGCTAACAACACCTAAAGATGAATTGCCTTGTTCGTGGTTATCGGAGGTTTTTTCTTTTTTACTCATGTCATTCTAATTTGAAAGTGTAGTGAGTATTTAAAGGCAACTCACTTTAGCCAAACCGTTGTAAAACATAAGCCTACGCGCGGTTCTTTGCAGCGTTATCAGCAGGGCAACCACGTTTTTTTCTAACGGATTTACGTCTTTTAATCTCATTCATTATCGGTTGTATCTTCTCCCTTCCATCCCCTTCTCTAAAGTACTTCCTAATGTTGTTCAGCCATCTGTTGCTCATGGTGTGTATTAGTGTTCCTTTCCACTTTGCTGTTCTCCATTTTTCTTCTTCCACGCTCTTACGATTTTACAACAAAGGCTAAATAATATTGCAGCCGTCATTGTGGTTAATTTGAAATGTATTTAGTGGCAACATTTCTTAGCCAACTCCGTAGGAGCAAATTACCTACGGTCGAACAGTCACAAAAGGTAAAATCACATCCAACGACCATTTAACAAATCATAGTCGCCAGAATCAATGTCAGCAGATGTAGGATTACGGATAGAACTATGGTCAACGCTACCTTTTTCACAGTCATAACCGCATTTAGAGCATGCTTGAAATTCAAAGTCAATTTCATCGAATGTCAAGTCACATCTTGGGCAGCTTTCTAAAGTGTTTTCTTCGTAATCCTCGTATAAGTCTTCCATGATTTTAAATTTTGTTTTTTCTGTTCTTAATTTGCTCCTACGATTCGCGGATGAAACGCCACGGCATAGGTTGTTTATTTCCTTTAATCTCTCATGTAACTAACGTGTCTCCAACAGGGCATAAGGCGAATAGTGGCGCTTCAAAGGCTACTTGTTGAGGCTGCGCCACAACTCGCCTTATCCGCGAATCGTTAGGTGTAATTTTCTAAACGCTTCTCTATTTTCTTTAGGTCTTTGGCAATGTCGCCCAAATTACTAAACCAACTACACCATATTAAAACAGTATAGCTACCTTCCCATCCTTCGTGGTTACTATGGCATTCAACAATATTCACTTCAAAATTCATCATACCATATTTTAATATGGCTTTTACCACCTCATTAAGGTATTCCCTATTCTTACAAGTTACTTCTAATTCCCAACTTTGGGCTTTAGATTTTTCATCTAATTTCATCATAAAATAAACTACACCTAACAAAGTATATAACACATAGCTGTTAGGCTATTTTTAAACTATGTGCTTAATTAATAATTTATTCTCTATTCAAAGGTCTGTTTTGCTACGTGTCATATACAAAACCGTTATACCACATTTACCCAATCATCGACATCTTCCATTAATTCAATCTGTCCGTTTCCTTGTTCTATTCTTTTATTTAAAACACCTAATCCGTAAGATGTTGCTATTCCATAAGCTTTTTTGTGGCACTTATAACAACTTCCACTAAAGCCAATAAAATAATAAAAGTTTTCGTCTTGTTCTACTTTACTAATTCCTGAATTTAATTTCCATCTATCACCATCTAAATAACCACCTGCCCAAGTTCCAAAAACTTTATAGTAGTTGTTTGGTAATTTAACTATCACCCATCTTTCAGGTGTTTCACTTATATTTCTATCCATTATATTTTAAATTAAACGTGGTATAACAATGTATATAATGTATATAATGTATATAAGCCATAACGGCTCATATACTCAGCGTTAATAAGCCGTTAAAACGAAATTTCATACTCAACGTTCTAAAATGGAACTTTGTCTACGTCTTTATCTATGGTATAATGCATCCTCGCTTGACGCATTGCCTGGCTATTCACAACATACTCGTGCTTGTCGAGTTCCAATGGGTTTACTCCGTCATCGTAAAATCTACCATTCATAACATTGTAGGTTAATATGCATTATCCAGTAGTTCCATTAAGTTCCTTCTTCTTTATCTTTTGAGAAATGAACTGAGATGTGGAGTCCTGTGGCTGTGAATTGTAATACGGTCTATGGAACATGATGATGTTGTCTGCCTTATTGTTCCACATAGCACCTCCGGCAAAGTCATAGACCCTCGGACATTTGTAATCACCTGTTCTCTCATCCTTCTGTATGGAGCTGTTCGGGTGAGCAACTATTATCATGTAGACGTTGTTCTCTAAAGCAAACTTCTTCTGAACTCTGAAAAAATCCTCCAAGAATTGATCATCACGCAGATTGTTTCGTCTATCTCTGTAGATTGCATTGAATGGATCTATCATGCATCCATCGATGTTATGCTTTATCATGGCCTCAACAAACTTTCTGTTGATGTACTCCTGGCTCGGCATCTCCTTCTCAGGGTATATGAAGTAGAACTTATCGTTCAGTTTCTCTGCCGCCCTTCTGTACTCATCCTCAGACATTTGATTATGATGATGTTTGTATGGTGACTTTCCTACCATCGCATGAATCAATTGATTATAGAAGAACTTAGGTGGATATTGTTCTGGTGAGAATACCGCCCACTTATAACCATCCATCAATGATTTCATAAGCATAAGTTGTAGCATCATAGTGGATTTACCGAAGTTTCCTATTCCTCCAACAATTGTTATCTCTCCCCTACACCACCTGAATCTTTCGTCAATTCCAGAGAAGTGGGTTGTCTCTCCTTTTTGATTTCCAGAGTGAAAGTCCTTTAACATATCAGGAAAGATGTCATTCAGGTATATTACATCCTCAAGAGGTCCATCCAACGACTCAAGTTGCTGCTCAATGCTTTTTCTTGTAACTGTATGTATGAGTCTATCATCATCTGTGAACTCAGCAGTACCAAAATCTGATGCGTAGTTTCTGTATACCGAGTTGATTATGATATCCAACTCCTTCACAGTGAATGAGCCGCCACAGAAATCTCCGATCATTGGGCTTCTTATCTCATCTTTTGTTAAACCGAATCTAAGACATCCACAGGCAAGTTTGAATACGAAGTTGTTACGATTACCCTCAAAGAATCCTTCTCCCTTGTTTATCATCCACTTCTTGAGTTTCTCGTAGATGCTGTTTTCGGTTGTTACTTTGACAGGAACGGCATCATACACTTTCTCAATCATCCTGTCATACACCTCCCACTTACGGGCAATGTACATATCTGGATCATAAGACTCGAAACACACACGGCTCAGATTTCTACCTGTAGGATCAAGTTCTTTGAAATCCTCAAGCATGGCATCGAAGTGCTGAAGATGTTTTTCCGGATGTGACACCTCTACCAATGCCTTAACCCCGTTTCCACTCGGAGAAACCCAACACGCTATCACGTACTTGTTTCTTTTCAGCTCAGACATTTTCTCAACTATCTTGCAGTGATCAAAATCCAAACATATCAGACCAGTGTATGAGATGATGTTGTTGTCGTTACGTGACTTGAATACGCCAGAGAACAAAGGTGATGGTAAACTCTTCTTAACACTATCACGCTCCTTTCCTGTTCCAAGTCTACGTATCTGCTCAACCTTATCCTTGCTCTTCCCTTTCTTGATACGACCAAGAGCCTGACCTACAGTTATCACATGGCTTGAATCCAAATCATACAGACTCTCGTAAATACTTATCTCTCTCTCAAACAGTTTTTTCATTTCTTCTCTCTGTATTTCCATCCTTCACCTACAGTGTGAAATGAAGGGTTCATGTTCATCATCTTCCTGACGTAATCATCTCCTGCGCCAATTGCTACTTTCTCTGACAAACTTACATTATTTTGATCACGCACAATATCATAAGCCTCAGACATATCTACATACTTCCATCCTGGCTCTAATGGTGGAGCCTTGACACTTGACTTTTTTCTATTCTTGAACCAAGTGTTATTCAGAAGACCTTTCCAATTATCAATCTTAGAACCATCCTTGACAACCCAGCCCTTGACAGTGTAGTGTGAGTGGAACTTCTCAGCAATAGATTGAGGATATCCTTGTCCTACAACATACTCGATCACCTCATTTATGCTTGGAGCATTTGTATTATTTCTTTCTTTTTTTCTTTCTTTACTTTCTTTCTTTCTTCTTATGTCACCCCCTTGCGTATCCACTTGCGTATCCACTTGCGTGGTACTTACTGTTGTCTCTTGCGTTTCCTTTGCGTTGCACACATAGTCGTAACTATCGTATTTACAGACAGTTACAAGTGTTGTTGAGTGTTTCCCATTTCCTATGATTTCCTTCGTTATCAAACCGTCTTTCTCAAGCATATTCAAGAACCTTACAACTGACTTCGTTCCTGTCTTAAAAATGCCTGCCCAGGTTCTTATACTGTTTGGTGATTGACCACGTTTTATCTCATAAGTATTATACCCTAACGCCATCTTTCTGTCCGAGTAATTAACATCAAGAAGTATGGTCAACCACCACTTCAGTTTCTTCTCATCTGTCCACAACCAATGCTCGGTTATGTTCCTGTCAATCTTTATCCACCCCATTACGAATTAATCTAATAGGTCATTTATTTGGTTCTGTATGTCAATCTCCTTTATAAGCCGTGATGAATTGATCACAGCTTCAAGAGCCTCCAATAAATCTACTGATGATTGCTTCATGTCATCATCAGATTCTGAGCTGCCTGTTGCTATTATAGCTGATGATATTCCTAAAAATATCGTATTGAGAGGAGTATCGTTAATATGCTCGTGTCCGTACATACCTAGATCAATCATTCCCTTTACTATTTTAGATAGTAATTTGTCTGCTTCTTCTTCTTTCATTGTTCCTGTCTTTAAATTAATGTCATTGAATAAATCATCCCTGCTGTCAATAACCACGACAGGAAGATGATGAGTGTTCCGTACTTTTTAGCCTGAAGTGTCCCCTTCTTGGCTCGGTGATTGCATAATTCTATTTCTGTTTTCATTTCATTTGTTTTTCGTCCTATTAAACATTACACGTTTCATAGTAGGGTGTTGTAGCACATTAGCCTTTACATATTGGTCTGTCGTACATTCGTTTTCCATTATTATCTATATACACCGTTACGCCAGTTATTTCAGTTTTCCAAATCAATCCGCATTTTCTACACTTACTATTATAAAAGTTTATTGTCTTAAATCTATGCATTATCTATAACGTTTTTACAACAAAGGCTAAAAGCCAATGTCAGGTTAGTATTTCAATTTTTATCCGAACCGTTGACTACACCCACTTCAAAGGTATCATTTCCCATCTTTCCACAACACCACAATCACACCAAAAATCAACCACATCAATCTCTTCTTGAATCGGCTTGTCTTCTTGGTAATTGAAAATCGGGCATATTAAGCAAATAGTAACGTAGATAGTTAGTGCTGTTTTCATTTGATATTAATTACTTGAACAGTTGCTGTTACTTTAGTGACGCCTTTTGTTTTCATACTTCTTTGAAATTCACCAGACTTTATTTCAGCTACTGAATTAGCTATGTTTTTTTCGTAGAACTCATCAGTACATCTAGCTCTGATTGTTAATGTTACTTCTTTCATTTGGTTGGTGGTTCAGGTAGTGGCATCCAGTGTGTAATAACATATCCGTTATGTGGTAATGTTGAACCTCTATAATCCCACCAACATCCATTGCTATAATTACACACAGCGAATAAGTCATCTAACCCAATAAAAGGCATCCTAACTAATACATCTAATTCAGACTCAGGCAATTCATCCTTAACGCTAATCCATTTTGGTTTCGCCATTTCGTAGCATTTGATAAATGCTTCTGCTTTTGCAGCATTAATGTAATCTCGTTCAACATCAGGTTTTTTAGGATAAAACTCCAACGCCAACGCTTCTATTTCTTCTTTGCTTTTCATTGCTGGTATGTTTCTTTAAAGTATTGTTCAGCATCTTGACCAAGACCACCTCTATAACCAACGTGCCATCCTGATTCGTGAGCATCAACAACCATCTGTTTTTCTTCTTCGAGTAGTTCGGTTGCTAGGTTTTTAGCTATACAAATTTCAGTATAACCATCGTCAATCATATTGTTCAATTCTTCAATCAGCTTTTGTATCGGTGTCTTTTTCATCGTTCTTTCTTTTCACAGTAATTGTAATGTCGAATACTCGTCACTAATTTAACCTCGCCACAATCGCGGCATTTACCATTAAAGCAAGTTACTACACGACATCTTTTCAGTTCTTCTTCGGTCAGGTACTTAACGCCGCAAGGTATGCAGATTTGATTAGTCATTGCTGGTTAATTAAGTAATTCAACTTCTCAATAGCTGCGTTACGTGCTTCTTGACGGGTTTTGAAATCATCCTCCCAAAGTATTAGGTTATCTTTAGTTATATCTGGGCAAAATACATTATCGCCAATCCAGCTATTTGTTATGAAATAACCCAAGCTATCAGCCCAATCTTGGTACACGCCCCATTGCATTGATTCGGGTTGGTCATAAAGACCTACGGATTCATAGGAACTACCTCTTGCTGACCATGTAATTATTCTTGGTGATTGTCTATCACACCATTCTTCAAATAATTCTTTTGCTTTACCTGTAAGTTTCATTGCTCGTAGTATTTAAGTCCGTAGCCGCATAGGTCGGAGATTGATTTGATTTGCATTCCATTTGACATTATATGATTAGTGTAGAACTCAATATAAACATCGTCTTTAGACACCGTTATTAAATTAACTCCATCGTAAGAAACCTCAAAACCATCAAACACAACTTTGTCTAGTGCTTGGTTGTATGTTTTTGCGTAAAGTTCAACACCGCCAATAGTTTCAATAGGCTCTTCCAAAACATTACCCTCATCATCGCAAGGCACAAACATTCCAAGCGTTAAAGGTTGCTTTAGGAATTTGGCGTACAGGTATGTTTGATAGAACGCATCTGACGGGTTAGGATGTTCATCACCCATCTCATAGCATTGCACCACATAATCAACCATGCTTACTAATTCTCTTGTCTTTTTCATTGCTGGTTAATTAATTAGTTCAACTCTTCTTTTGTTACTGTTTTCATTTCTTTATCCAATTGATTATTTCTTCTCTGCATGTGTCTGAATCAATTCTGAATCTGTTGTCCAGAACAAATTGAATCAATTCACCTTCAGTGTACATCTTCTCCTCAATAGGATGAATAATGATTTCGTTGTTTGAGGTTAGTTTGAGATACCAAGATGATACTTCACCTTTTGTGTTAATGTTAAGCTGCATACTATCTTCATCTCTTGTATACTCAACCATCACCTTATCAACTGGATTCTTACAGTAAGATTCGATGAATGATTGTTGGATTTGAGGTAGTCCTAGTCTACTTGACTTGTGCCAATCACCACTGAGCTCTTCCCATTCTTTCTTAATACCCGTTAGCTCAGGGTTAGTTGTTCCGATGATTTTCTTGCAATCATCAGTAGGTTTATCACCATTGAATGACTTAAAGCATTGTACTGTATTTGTTACAAGCCAGTAATACCAATCACCTTCTTTTATCTCTGAATCATCAGTGATGTAGAGGTGTTGGCGTACTGAACCATCATATGAGCATTCTTCGCTTTTATGAATGCCTAACCCGAACTTGTCGTGAAGACATATTGAGCCTTTTGATACCTTACTGTTAGTTGGTAGCATTACTACCGTTGCTTCTTTTTTAATGTCGTTAGTTTTAATTATTGATTTAATTTCAGGAACATTGTCATAAGCATGTCATCTTTCACCTCCATTAGCTGCAATGCTCTGTTTCTTGATGACCTTATAGTACCCCTGTCTCTACCTCCAATTACTCTTCCTATCACGTTGAACATCTTATCGTTTGAACCATACTTCTCTGTAAGATTGTATGATACGATGCACCTCGCTGTCGATATGAACTCGTTACCTCTGGTGAATCCTACCAGGTTAAAAGGAGATACATTCAGTTTTTTGCACATGTCAATTATGTCATTCTCAATGCTTTCGTGATATTTTTCAAACAGCACATCAGCACTATCATAGTATGATTCACCGATACTTGAGGCATAATATGCGTCAGCATACTCCTCAGCAATAAGCCTTGCTGTCTTCATTACCTCGGTCTTCTCTCTTGAGGTGATATCTAATTTATCAAGCACTGGTAATAGCTTTTCATCGAACAGGCTTTTCTTGAACCTTATCAGTTTTTGATTCTTCTTCATCTGTCTATCTCTATCAGTATTCCGTTATTGTAGAACATCAGGTCTCCGTGTTCAAACATTTCAGAGCCTCGCAAGTAAAGCATTGTCATCGCAAACTCAAATGCATGATCGTAACTCTCTGCTTTTAGTACAATCTTATTGCCAAGACATTTGAATGTCTCAGCGTCAGGGTGTTCTGCCGCAACCCTGACTATTACTTTAACCTTTCCTTTCATCTCTATTTTTATGTAAGTAATTGAATATTATAGCCAACAACTGAACTATTACTATCTGAATAATTAAATAAAATTGAATGTCATTCATTTAAAAGCCTGTAAACTGTTTTATCATAATACATCTTACCTCTTGATGTTTTGTAACCTGCCTCATTTAACCTGTGAGCAATAGTACAATATCCAATACCTTGCCTACGCAACTCTTGAGCAAACGGTCTTGCAACATTCTTATTTCTATTGTTACGTGCTTTTTCCTTCCATGCTTTGTTGGCAGGAGTGGTATTAGGATTCTCACACCCACCAAGCTTGGTGATCCTGTTTCCGGCTTTGGACACGTAAAACCCATCACGCTCAATTATCTTCTTGATAGACTGAGCAGCGGCCTTGTTACGTTCTGATATGATGTCAGCCTCATGTTCTGCTACCGCTGCAAAGAGATGTATGGTTAGTTTGTTGGCGTGTGGCATATCGCAACACACAAAGTCAACACCCGATTGATACAGGCTTGATACAAAATGTAAGTTACGAGATAGTCGGTCTATCTTGGCTATCACAAGAGTGGCTCCCTCATCCTGGCATCTTTGTATTGCCCGTTGTAGTATGGGGCGTTTGCCTTTGCTTGTACCTGACTCTACCTCAGTGAACTCCTCAAGGATGACATCGTTCCTGACATGACCTTGAACCATTCTCTTCTGAGCATCAAGACCAAGACCAGAATCACCCTGCTTGCGTGTTGATACCCTGTAGTATGCTATGTATTTCTTCATTTTAGTTTTCATTTTCGTAAAACTCATTCATCTCATATATAAAATTCTCAAGAGTAAGAATGTTGTTGTAGGAAAGAGATATGTATTTATAGTCAGACACATCAATCTCAATAACATCCTCTTCACTTATAGTGCAATTTATACCATCAAGTTCAGCGTCAACTATTTGAAAACTACCAACACCCTCTTCACTTATAGTTAGTTTATCTGAATCGGGGAAAAGAACCTTATCTATTTCTATTTCGTTTTTCATAGTTCCATGTTTTTCATTATGTGAGTAATTACATCTATAGTCCATCCATTACCAAGCATCTTGTAACGCTGAGAATTACTTACCAACTGCTTACCGTTCTCGTCCAAAACAAGTGTGTGAAAATCAGGAACGGTTTGAAGCCTCTCGCATTCCAAGGGAGTTAACTTTCTCCATACAAGTTTTTTGTCCTCGTAAGCATTAGGGTAACGCCCAGGCTCATTCTCGCTAAGTACATTGTCCTTCTCTACGGTTGTCAATGTTCCTGTCTTATCAGAATTATGTTTCACTTGTAAACACTGAGTAATTGGAACATCCTTATTGTAGTCCTCTCTTACTCCACGTTCATTGAGTCTTCTCCCAACAATTGTAGCTGGTCTTACTACAACGCTATCCTTTTGAACTGTGGTTATTGAGTTGGTCTTGTCATCTTTCCTGACCTCAAGACGCTGTTCTGTTTTACCATCTTCGTTGTACCTGCCTCTTACAGCACCTCCCTTTACAGCTTCTACAACCCCCATATCATGACTTGCTGCGGTAAGACAGTTGGACTTGTCTTTCATTGAACGATCTCTACGTGTCTTTGACTGTGGGAATGTAAGGTCAAGACCCTCACCATGACCTGCTTCAGCGTAGCCTTTCTTAGTTGCCTCTGGGTGGCGGAGTTTGTCTCCTACTTGCTTAATGGCATCAGTCTTTTTCTTCACGCTTGTAAGGTACTCAGAACTACTACCGCCTCTTCCAATTGCCTCTGTCAAACAGTTTGCCTTGTCGGGATTTACGTTATTGATTTTTTCAATCTTCTTCTGTTGATTCTCATTAAGTTCAACGATGTCATCCACCTGCTCTAAAGCAATCATAGTTCTTTGCCTTCTTTCTATTGAGTTCCACCAAACAGCTCCTGAGTATCTTGCCGTTACACAATGAGACTTACCTTGATTAACCATTCTGTCATCTACGTAGCCACTCTCAATAATATCCTTCAGTACAATGCCCTTGTCCTCTGGTTGGTCTACATTTGGAATGTTCGTCCAGTACAGCCGCTTACGTGTCTGAGCGGAAACTAACGCTGAATTTATATTGATACAGTCCCATTCCACTATTTCCCCTGTTTTTTTGTTTTTGAATTTCATGATTTCTTTTTTGTTATGTTTTTGTATACTTTAATTATGTAGTTAATGAAGTCCTCATAGCTTGACTTGTTTTTCAAGAAGTTGCATTTAGAGCAACATGGCAAGCAATTGTCAGTAGTATACCCTAAAGAAGAGTCCATCCTGTCGATTCCATTGCCCCTGCTTTTAAGGTCATAGTCAGTAGAGTACCCGCCACAATAATGACAAGGTTCAGATGTTATTGATTTAAACTCATTTGGAGATAGATTAAAATCAATATTTCTTCTCTTTGCGTTGTTCCTATATTCAGGGTATCTTTTAGACCCATGTTTATAGTTGGCGTTGTTAGCACCAGACATTTTTTTATTAGCGCAACTACTGCAAAATGTTTTACCGCTTTTATTGTATTCGCTATTACGTCTTCCAATAACCGAAGACAGCGATGTTTCTTTTACAGCCCCACAGGAGTCGCACTTATAATTTATTTTAATGTTACTTGTCTTGTGTACGTGTAGGATATCTACTAATATCTTAGACCCCTTTTTTACACGCAAACGCCCTCTATTATCTATTGAGTATGGTAGTGTATATCCGAGAGATTCGTAATATGGTTTATTACTACCAGATACAGTGACGTAAACTTCTTTATCTATTATCATCTATTTTAATTAACTCGTTCCTGTAAATATAAACAATTAATCAACCCTCTCCCAATCATTACCGTTGGTAGTGATAAATAGCGTTTCTGTAATGACATCCTGAGACTCTTTCTTCATCTTGACATTCTCAAGCAGGAAGTACTTGGGTTTCAAATCCTTAACGAGCCTGACATACTCAAAGAACAGTCTACTGCGTGGATCATCAAAGTTCAGCATCTTACCTGCAAAACTAAAGCCCTGACAAGGACTCCCACCTATTATAATATCTATCTTGTGATTACCAAAAGTCTCCTTTGTAACGAACTGAACATCTCCTAACTGTATGGTGTCAGGAAAGTTATGTTGAGTTACCTGCATTGCGTACTTGTCAATCTCACAAGCAAAGTACTTGTTGACCTTTACACCTAATTTGTCAAGAGCAATCTGCCCACAACTCATTCCATCAAATAGTGATAATACGTTTATTCCTTCTTTCATGTTGTTTTATTTAAAATGGTAGTGAATATTCTTTGTTTACATTGTAGTCAACTCCGTTCAGTTTGAACTGAGTCAACGTATTGAAGTTCAAGGTACGATATTCTTTCTTTCTTAAATCGTATACAGGAAGATAACCGCGCTCCAGGGTATTGTACCTTGCCCCATTGCCGTTGATTGCTTTCTTGACAACCTTCTTGCAGGTCATCTTTCTTATGGATCCATCTTTCTTAATGAACCTGACACTAAAGAACCTACCATTGTTAAACGATAGAATCTTACCCATTGCCTCTGTTGGTGTTACTGTTTTTTTTCATGCTTTTTGTTTTGGTTATTAATTAATCTCTAAATCCGTCAACGTAAACCTTACCAAGTGTAAGCTCCTGGACAAGCCCACCGTTGTAATCCATGATTTCATTGAACGACTTACCTTCACCTTTGGATTGTCTCCAATTAGTATTGTATTCCTTTCTGAGTTTACTAAGTACATCTTTTTCAGATGTGCCAAGTACTTCTATTGAGTAGCTTCCCAAGCCATCAAGTTGCGCCATCCATATCTTATCGCTCATCACTATCATCCTTTTTTAAGTTATCAATAAAGTCAAGCACCTTGAGTGCGACCATGTAAAGAGTAAGTGTTATCATCTCTTTCATATTGCTTTTGTTTTTGTCTTTTTCATTTTTGTTTATTGATTTTGTGAAGACCAAGTCTTCGGTTAAGTTCTCTTGTTTCTTTGGTATTGAGATGTTCAGGACAGCACACCCATACATCCACTCTTCCATATACCTCCTTTGGGTATGATTCTTTGATGTGCTTGCTGATGTCTTTAAGTGCTGTGTTTCTTACATTGCGCATGTCCGTAAAATTATATTGTTCCTGACTCTAAATTGTCACCTATACGACATAACCCAAAAGGTTCTGCACATAGACCATACTCAAACGTATAGCCTATGGCGTTAACCTCACTGAGAAACTGTTCGCATTGGTAGTAGGTAAGACCATCTCCAGCTTCAATCTCTACCCACTTAGATACCACCCCTTTAAGTTGGGGCGGCATCTCATCGTAGTATTCAAATAAATCTCTCATGCGTAAACCAATTTTCGTTTATCACTCTCGTATCTGTCGATGATGTTAAAGGCAGTAAGGTTCTTCTTGTACCCTCCACCGAACATCAGGTGGTGTTCATCTGACTTCTCCATGTGGTTGGTGTAGTATGTCACCGCATTGAACAGACCCCATAGAGTACCACCTTTCTGTGATGTCTCACGCTCCAGGGCTTGCTCAAAGTCCTTTATCTGATTCTTCTTACGAGTACTTATATCAGACTCCTTGGTGTTCATGTCAACCTTGAAGACATTGTGCATAACACGTTCAAGTATTGTTCTGTCAATGTTCACATCAGTAAACCTTTTGAACCTATCCATCAAATCAGCATCTTCATCCATTGCCTTGCGGAACTCAGCAACAGCCATCGCCAAGCGGTCACTTGCAGTCATTGTATGTCTGAACTTACTGAGGTCTTTCATAGCCTTATGAAAAGTATTACTACAACTGATAACAGTATTACTGCTACCGAATCCAATGGAAGATGTACCATCATGTGAGTTGAGGCAAGTGATGTGTCTCTTGAGCGTGTCAGGACCAACGTATTCATCCTTTAGTGAGAGCTGATAGAATATCTTCTTGCCATCTCTAAGATCACCACCCCTGAGTTGACCACCGAACAGTTCTTGAATACCTACGATGGTATCAGCTAACTCAAAGTTCTGCATTGGTATATACTGATTACCAACGCTACCAAGCCATCCATCGTTATCAGACCTGAACAGTCCGAATGTTTTGGTTGGTAGTTCAATAATGCCATCATCAGTTATCTTGGTAGCTGTCAATGGTTCCTTGCGAACAGTCCAATTGGTTTCCGTGTCGCACAATAGGTCGAATACTCTTTCTTCTTTTGTCATGCTTTCTATTTGTTTTTAGTTGTTATTGTTTTTGATTACGTTCCTGACTACTATTAAACCCATCAATTCCAGGGTAGTCATCATCAAACCTTACCCCAATGATTTTGTGACCCCACTTCTGCTCCATTGCATTACACCAATTGTCATAATGCCGTTCATCTTTGAAGTCTATTCGGTAAATCCTATAGGATCCCCTTGCCGTCTTGACATCTACGCTTGCTTTTCTCATGACTCAAATACTATTTTAGGTTCAACATTATCTCCAGCACAATCGTAGAGTTTGGTTATAATTTCAATCTTCGTTCTTGCTTTTATGAACTCGTTGCAGAAGTCAGCAGAGTAACCTATGACCACACCTTTACTATCTACCCATACATCATCAACGAAACTGAACACTTGACCCTCGCCACCATCTACTATCCATACATATGCACCATCAATTACATGGTGTATCTGTTCATCCTTAAACGCATCCCATAATTCTTCATGCTTGCAAAGATTCTCAACAGTAAGTCTGTATAGACACCCATGCACTACTGTTCTGGTCTGTTTGTGTAGCCAATCTATTGTATTGCAGACAATGTTCCTGACATATGGAACATCTTTGTATAGCAGATTTACAAAGTTATGTTCATATAGTGTATCAGCATCGCAATAGCTTCCATCATGCAATCCAAGTATATCATCAGCCACCTTCTGAACAACTGGCATGAGTTCGTTCCAATCGTTAATAGGTCGGTAACCTATCTTAAAGTAAGCGCATATCTTATCAGACTCATCGCATCTTTTTCTTAAATCAATTTGCTTTTTCATTGTTCCTAACTTATTATGTTAATACTATTTTAACTTCTACCCCATCAATGTCTGACTGACCCTCCACAAAGCCATTGACATCATCTATACTGAAAGTCCAAAACTCTTTGTAATCAGATATCTTACTAGATGAGTACCTACCTTGCAGTATAATTCTGCTCCTGTCATATGATACATTGTAGAAATCATCAAGGTCTATCATACCCTTTCTTACCATGTGCTGTATGTGATTATGCATCGCACTCATTGTGTTAACTGTTCCCATTGTTTATTGATTATTGATTAGTGTACAATTATTTTAACATCCTTTTTACCCTTGCCAAGTAGACCACTACATAGTCCACACGTAGCGCAGTTACTTTTATATCCGCCCTCCTTAGAAGCTGGGCATCCGACTCCGAATGATTCCCTCATCTTGCTTACAGACAATGCTTGGAATGATCGCCAACCATTAACGCTGTCTGTTTCGTGTCTACTTGCCATGAAGTAGTCTTTGAAAGGTTGCGACCAATCCTTTTCCCATTGGTGTGTGTAACCTGTCCAACTCTTTGCGACATCGGTAATGTTCCTGACCAATCCAATAGGAATAAGACTTGGTTCACCATACGTACCGAACCTGACATAAACACCTCTTGACATTTCAATTATCCTTCTGCTCTTATCCTCATCAAGTGGTGTAAGGTCTGAAGCCTTTATACTACGTAGCATACTTATGAACCCTACATACTGTTGGAACTTGTGCGTATAGCATCCGCCCTTTCCTTGGTTACCACTAAATGGACAATCCAAACAGTTACTACCATCCAAGCTAAAGAACTTCTTCATACCAAATCCTTTGCTTGTTGATGCAAGTAACCATTGCTCAACAGAAAAGGTGTAGGTCTGTATCAGCTCTGAGCCATCCGATATTTTATCGTTACTCGTTTTGCCCTTGCGTATTACAAAGACATTCTTTCCGTCACTCCATACTACTTTTTTCATCTGTTCAGTTTTTTGTTTAGTTGATATTTGTAAATGATTGCGCTTTCTTTATCGTTAGGCATGAAGAAAATATCTTCTACCATATCATTGAGCAGTGCTTTGCCCAGTTTGAATCTTAACCCTCTGTCAATAGGCTTCCACTCGGTCGTGTCATAACCTGCGGACCTGATAAAGCTCCTGTCCAATGCTTCACTAACGAGCTTCCATGCTTTCGTACTGTTCGGACGTTCATACCTTCCGAAATGAAAGGTATGTTCGCGCCCGTCCTTAGTTATGAAATTGAATGTTCTTTGTAGTTTCATGATGTGTGTTTTTAATTGTTTGCAATGTAGTTGCGTTCCTGACATATAATTGTCCACTAAAAGACAAAGTTGTTAAGTAACTGAATAAGCAGGAACATTACACCGATTGCCACTCCTGCATTTATGGCTTGCAGATCTTCGTTTCTTTCTTTCATAGTCCTGACTTTTTAAGGAAGTGATTGTACACTTCAGGTATATGTTTCTTGTAATATGGTTGTTCAGATTTACACCAATCCTTCAGTTCTTTCTTACTGCTGAATCTTTGATACTTGAATGTAAATTCCAGTTCATCGATGAAATCTTGAACTGTCCAACCTTCCCAAATGTGTTTGTTATTGTTCATAGCTTTTCTTTCTTCAATTGTTATTGTTCCTGACCTATTAAATTGTTCATATACTCTATTAACACTCTACTACTACAGAACTTCATTTCTTTGTTCAGTTCTTTTTCGATTTCTTTTAGGCTGATATGCTCACACACCAGCTCATCGATCAATACTAATGTTTCCATTTCGCTTTCTTTTTTTAGCAATTATTCCATTGCAATTCGCCCTTAAATTCTCCTTTGGTATCACGAAGTTTCAACTCTAAACCCCATTCGGTTTTATTGTGCCGAACAAACTTTATCGCTTCCTCCATATCTGTGAATGGATTACCTAAGTGTTTCAATGTTTTCCACTTGGTTTGATGTATCCATTTGAATTTAACTGTTTCCATTTTACTTTGTGTTTAAAGATTATACAAGTACTTGTTTATTTCAATTATTGCATTTCCGTATGCGATCACGTCTTTGTCTTCTTCTCCGAAGTCTTCGACCATGTGGAGTAAATCATGTGCAAGATCGTACGTGAAACTGCTCAGGAATTCTTTATCGAACAATGCCATATGGTCTTTATCATAAGGAGTATTCTCAAAGATTAATTTGCAAGTTTCGTTAGATAGGATAGGATCACCTTCTAGATCAATGTAGAGTCCATTCGCATCTAATTGCTTTGCGTTACTTAGATCTACTACGTAGTCACCTTCCATGTCTGAAGTCCAAGCTAATTTTTTAGACTTCAAAGTTTTGTTTACTAATTGTGCTTTCATTTTTGTTCTGTGTTTAAAGATTAGTAATTAGGGTAGAATTTGTCAAGATACTTTTCTAACTGGTTTTCATTACGGAACCGTTTTACAACTTTCGTATCGCTCCACTCATTCGCGTATTCATAACGCTCCACTATTGCAATATAATTACCACTGAATACTTTACCTTTTGGCGGATAGTGTATAACGTCATCGTTTAATACACCTTCCATTAGCACTACTGTTTCCATTTTTATTGGTATTAAAAAAGGCCGCACCAATTACGATGCGACCTTTAAAGGTTTCTATTTTTGTTTCTAATTATGCGGCTTTCTTTATTACTTCCATTGTCTTCTGGCTTTCGCGCTTCTGTTGCTTTGCGGCTTTCTTTTCTTGTTGCGCTTTCACATTGAACTTACTTAGCATATTAAGCCCATCCCATATACTGAATAACTCTTTACCTTCTTTCGCCTTGCTTGCAAATTCAGCGAATTTCGGCAAAGTCTTTTTCCCTAAAACATCGGTTATTGCGTCTTTTAAATCGCCTTCAGCAGTCCTTAAATCTTTGTAAATTTTACTTAACGATCTACTTTCTATTTTGTAGATCGCATTCGCCTTTCTTACTTTTTCAAATTGGGTTAAATTTTCTTTGGCGTTCAATTTCTCAATTGTTGATTTTGCATTGTTGACTAGCTTGCTCATGGTTTTATTATTTAATTGATTAGTGTTTAGTGTTTAGAAACCACACCCCGAACGAACGGAACGAAAAGCGCATAGTTTTCCCATGCCTTTTCCGTGTGGCTTTTCCTTTTTTATAGTTACTATTACTAGCGCGGCAACTTTTACGCGCTTTGGCTCTACTTTAATTTCCGAACAACGTATCCGTTCCAATATGGTTGGTATAATTTTCCCGTTGATCATTTATAGGTACATTGCAGCGTACCTAACCCACTGAAGTTTCACGGCAACAGTGTGCTAACTTCACTAGTGGTGCTTGCCTTTTCATTATATGCTGACAAGCAATTTCGAGCCAATACGTCAAAGATCAAACTCAAATCAAATAGAGCAGTATTTCACTACGTTGCTACTGGAGCATTCCTATTCAACCCCAACAAATAGAGTCATTTCCCTTTGTTGGTATTATTCCTTTGTCTTTCGACACTACAATGATCAAGGAATAAAACGAGGTAAAATGTCATCTAAATGACAGTTATATAAATCTGATAAAAATAAATCGTAAGTAACTGAAAATCAAGTAGTTAGAGTTTATATTAACTTAGAGCTATATAACAACCAACACACGGCTATTTAAATATATATGTATTCACGGATGATGCGCGCGAAATAATAATGATCCTGACGAATAAAACAAGAAAAAAATGATCAAATGTCAGCCGGAAGACAATAACATACTACACACTCAGCGAATATACTTTGTTGTAAGTTCAAAATCGCATAACTTTTTTTTTATGATATAGACTACCAGCGAGAAGAGAAAGTGCTTTAGACACATTGTTATTGGTACTGGCTACGTTCCTGACAAATACAATAGAAACACTAAGGAAAGTTATAAACAAAATACATAACACAAAACACACTAAAAGCAGGTATACAACATAGTACACACGATATTAGTTGCACATACAACTATTAAGCGGAAAGAAAGATGTAACAGCGTGCAAACGTAAGAAAGGGTTATACTCTGTTATGCGTATTATTAACAACGTGTATACGATTGGAGCAGAGTTTTCCAACAACGAACAAGCGATTATGGATCTTACTTCAGGCTGCACTGTGTTACAATTCAGATCTTCCAAAGTAGGTAACAATGTGAACACGTATTCATTACGAATGGCAATGTGATGACGAACGGAAGCGGAATGACATAACATTGTGTAATCGTACTTATTAAATACGGGATGTACGATGTTGGATTTCGTTTCTAACAATATACCCCCACCCATTAACGAAGGGGGGTGCATTTTGTTGGAATTGGCAAACGCAAATAATTATTATACTCCACCCCCATGTACACAACTCATACCCCACCCCATTTTACCCTGGGGGCTTTTTTTTATCAGGAACGTTGTCATTTGAAAAATAATCATTTACTTAGCGGTCATGAAACCACTTATAGATTCATGGGTAAAGCGTTTGGGTCTTGATGACTGGATTATCCGTACTGAGCGGATAGACCCTGATAGCATTGAGTATGATGGGGAGGATTACTTTATAGGGATAGAGAGGGATTTTGAGGGCAGGAGTGCTGTCATTTACCATGATATACCTTTGGATGAGGAGTCTATAGTTCATGAGTTGTTTCATATAGTCTTTCCTCAGGTCGATGACGAGAGTTACGAGGAGTACGAGAATTTCATAGATGGATTGACGAAGGACACGATATTACAGTATGAATTAGGATAATAATCTGCTTTTAGTTTTCATGTGTTTTGGTTTCTTGTTCCCCGCCCTTGCAGATGGCGGGGTTTTTTATTTGAAAAGTTGCGTGGTATTGGAATATTTATTTACTTGCGCTAAAATTAAAAACAATGAATGTAGGTAGTTTTGAGATTACCAAGTATGGCTTTGAGGTGGTCGATGGTGACCCCAAGATAGTTATATCGATGGTCAAGGTTCTTGATGTGAACGGCAAGTACATTAAGTTTGCCAAGTTGAAGGACGTAGAGAAGTATCTATCCAAGTATCCAGTAACATTTAAAATCAAATGACACCACAGCAGAACGTAGAAACGGTAATAGAGAAATGTCTGAGTGTATTCCCTCCGGATGGAAGTGAACACGTTGATGTTTTCAGTGATATGATATTTCAGGGCAGGATGGATATCAGGATGGCAACGATCCTGTCTCGTATAATTGAGAATCCAAACTGTGTGTACATAGTGAAGACTGACGGAACCCTGAAGATACTGGAATGAAGGCATTTATGAAAACACTACAAGGAGCTAAAAGCTAAAGGTGTTAACGTTCAATTAGTAACCAAATCAGATTTAAACTAAACGACATGAACAACAAACTAAAAGAGTTATCGCGTTATTGCTGCGAGCCAGCTAACGAACAGGAGTATGAGTTTATCAAGACTTGTGCTAGATTAGGTGAAGTTGAAGTATCTACAACAGATAAATACGAACCTAAGTCATTTCCATATATGCAATTAGACAGAGATACAAGTGGAGTTTTAATATCATTTTGGAAAGTAGCAGAAAAAGAAGTAATCCCCGTAACACAATTCTGCGACATTCTGCTAAAGGATGAGGGTGAGTTTGAGTGGAAGCCGAAAGTGGGGGATTGGTGTGCTGTTGATTACAGTAATAGTGGAGCGACTAGAGTTTTTTTTGTTGATGAAATTGAAGGTGATAAGCTGTATGTTTCAAGCGGAACATTCAATGGTAAATCAAGCATTGAGAGCGTAATTTATTTATCTAGCAGCATCACAACATTTCGCCAACCAACACCCGAAGAAATACAAACGGCTATTGATGCGTGGGATGATAGGGTTGTCATAAGAAATATGTCGAACGTAATCAAAGCAGATGATTTAAAATCAATATCAGCACTGGACGGCTACAAATTCAGACTTTCCGAAGACTGCAAAACGGTTGAACTTATAAAATCAGAACAATGAACAAGAACAGATTACTTATGAGGATTATTGGAAGTCCTTTCATATTCGGAATGCTTTTCGTTGCGTGGCAATTTCACTTTATTAAGCATTTCATTAAAGTAATGAGATACGGAGGTGAGTGGTCAACATACGAGAAAGACACCCCTGCGACCATGACTTCAATATTGAATGAGTTGAAGAAGTCTAATGAAAACCATGACAAATGTGGCTTCTGCGTGAAGCCTAAAAACTAGAAAGGATGGTTGTAAACGCTAGGTTTTTTAACAGGATATTCTATATCCAAAGGTATTACGATTATGTAGATAATGTAAGGTTTTGGAGGTTTTGGATACTTGGGTTTTACTTTAACACTAGACCTAAAAACGAGAAATGATGAAAGAAGAAAATTATACACAATTTGAAGTAGTTGTAGAAAAGACTAGCGCAGGGTATTCAGCTTATTACATTCCTTGTGATGACGTTATGGTAACTACAACGGGAAAAGACTTAGTAGAACTGTTTAAAAACTTGTCGGATGCAACTGACTTAAATTTTGATGCAGTAGAACAATCTTCAATAACCGAGCGAATAATTTTATGTTTTACAACGGACTTGGGTATGGTTAGTGCCTGATTTAAACTCGAAAATTAACAGATAAAAACAGAATTATGAACACAGAAAAAAAAGAGCAAGAAAGCACAGAACAGGCATTAACTATACCTGTTGTTAGCGGTAGTTATTATTGGGTAAAAACCTACAAGGACAGAGACTATGAGCCTGCTAAGTGCAGAGATTATTATGGAAATGGAAAGATGTACTTTTGTTTTACGAGTGGTGGAATAATGGAAGTAAGTAGGGTTCAAGATTATAAAGAACTTAATTACCGCTAACGGCTTACTAAAAAGCGTTTCAATGATTTTTAGTACAGGTTGAGTTCGTTGAAGATTAATTGCTAAACAACCGATTACAATGGCAGACATTACGATGTGTTCGGGCGAGAGATGCCCACTGAAACAGATATGCTACAGACATACTGCAAAACCGAGTAATTACCAATCATACTTTTTAAAAGCTCCTGTTCTTGGAGGAACGTGCGAGTATTTTTGGAGGGCAGAGGTCAGGGCAAAGACTGACGAAAACGATGAAAAGTCAACTGATAAACTTACGAAATAATGATAGCAGTAGCAATAGACCCCAGTCTTAGTAATACGTGTCTTACGGCTTTTGATGTTTCTGGTGACAGGATCATTGTCATTGCCTCTGTAACGATATCGACTGAAAAGAACCCCAACAA